TTGCATGGTCGCCTGTATCGCGAGGCAGTGAACCACCTTGATGACCTGGTATTCCAGCATGATCTGGAAACGACTTGAGTGTTACGACGACAGGATTCATAGCAATGACTTTATGACAGCTTTCATAGGAAATACTCCTTAAATTGCTAACTTTTACTCAGTAATATATACTTACTTCGACAAACGTTTGCTAATCATCCGGTAAGCCTTTGCGTCGTCCGCATCCAGACGTCGTTTCCACTTGTTCTTAAATTTCCACCAGGCCACGGCTTTCCAGACTTGTTCTTCTGTCTTGCCAAGTGTGGTTGCCAGCAGTTTGACAAAGTGTTTTTCTTTCTCATATTCTTCCGTAAGAGCGTCTTTTAGCTCGCGCAGAAAAGTCATATATTTTATATATTCTGACTTGTCTTTTCGCGAATTTACGAAGTATTCCACATCTTTTAGCTCAATTTGGTCATAATTCAGAACATAGTCATCGTCCTTTTCTATGCCAAATGATATCTTATATTTACGTTCGTGTGGGTCATAATCCCATCCGACCGACTCCACTGTATCTTTAGGATTATATTTGAAGTAGTACATGGTCGTCTTGTTACTACTCCAATGTTTGTTGCGTTCCACAGCTTCTACAACCTGATAGACTCCGGTGTGTGGCAGTGGAGGAATGCTCCAATCATTCATGTAATAAGTCTTGAAGTTGTACTTGTAATCTTTTGTACTGCTATACGAATGATTCAAGCTGCCGGGACTAATCATGAGAATCCGGGACCCAACACCAATCTTGTCGTTAATGGACTTTTGCCATTCTCTCCAGGAGATGTGACCGTCATCAATAATCATCTCGTCATCCCTAACTAATTCAAGTGCACCTTCATACGTCTCTGGCTTGAATAGCGAGGCGCCAATCTTCAGTGGTGCGAACAGGTCAGTCCTGTCAATCAGTCCCTGGATTATAAGAGCATTGCGTTTGTAGATGTATTCTGCATCAACGACTTTCTCACGATCCCACGATGAAAGTCGTTCATCGTCAAGTTTCTTGAACATTTCTTGCATCTCGTGTTGTGTAGCAAACAGTCTACTGCTAAACACTATATCAGTCCACAATCGATGAATATTTTCACCATTCCTAATGATGAGATACGTCATCATGTTATTCTCATTCATGCTGGCACTTAGGAATGCATTGTCGGAATATTCCCGACGCTGCCGAGACGGCTTCATGGCAAGGATGCCTTTCTTTTCAGGTAGCACTTTGTCAATATTGACACGCAACCATGCATCAAAGTCTTCTACATTCTGCCAGTCAAGACCTTTCTGTCCAGTCTTAGGATTCTCTCGTGGGTCCCCATATTCCTCGTCCATATAAAGCACGGCTTGCCGCATGTATATGGGACCGTTATCCGTAGCACCTTCAACTATGGTAACCATGCTATGATACGTGCCAAGATACATCTCGATTGCATCAATGACTTTCTGCATCTTGTTAATCTTCTCATTCATAGCGCGAATCATGCCATCAAGTTTGTTCTTCTCGCGTGCGAGATAAGCTGTAGCTTTCTTAACAATGAGCTTACGTCGCTTGACGTCGTCCTGTGCATCCGTGATAAAAGACAACGGCTTTGCTATGGTAATAGCCGTTGTCTCGTTATCCTCTTCTACTTCACTAAATGTAAATAGCTGCGGATTTGATTTTACTTCTTCGTAAGCCGTGCGGATATCGTCTGGTGAATCAATGCCGACGTAATCCCGACGGTCCTTTTCTATGTGACCGTATTGATGCCATTCGTCGTTCCATCTATGTTCAAGATCGTATGATCCATCTGGATATATTTTTGCCACACGATAGATGCTACCACTACTGACATCAACTACGTACTTGCCTACTTCTATCTTATTAAGTTCTTTACGTGATGGAATAATTTCATCCATCGTCACCTCTTCACTTGTATCGTCACAACGTTTGCGGCCATAGGCTCGATGTTGATTATCCCACCTGTCGTGCGCAGTTCTATACGATTGTCTGCAGTAAGCTGCAGTTCCAGTGATATTTTCGTACCTGGCACTTCAATGCGCATCCAGTCGCTATCGGCTATAGGTTTCCACACGTATCCTATCTTACCGTTGCCGTACTCCAGCTCGAATATCTTGATTTGCATCTTCTGTTTCTCGCTCATTTCTTAAGTCCTCTCAACAAGTCAGGAAATTGGTCTGCCGATATACCGAAAGCAAGTGCCACGAGTCGTTCTGCATCTTGCAGCATATTCGCAGCACGTAGCACTTCTGGTGTGATAGGACTCGGGCCGAACTCGTGCACTTCCACTTCACTTTCGTGCTTCAAGCCTTCACTACGTGCAATGATGTTATCACATACGGTCTCTACCACGGATAGTGCATTTTTGCCGTTATAAAAGTTACGTAACCATGTTCGTGTGTCATTGACGAGTTTCTTAACATATTCACGTCGATCGTCGTCTCCTATTGGGTAAACGTTATAACTTGGCACCTCATATTCAGCAAGCACCTGCTGAGCATATTCTAAGTCCAAATATCCTGCCGAGTCAGTTAGGCGCATAGATTTGCGCAATTTAATCAGTTCGTGCACACGTTTCATATCATTTGATGTAATCATAATAAGTTCTCCTTACCATACTAAACTTGCACACGCAATTCACACGACATTCTGAGGAGTGCTATAGGGTACACGTTCTATATCATGTAATTCAAATCCGTCTAACTTCAAGCTATGCCGCAGTGCCTCGAATTCTTCTTCTGTTAGAATCAATTCGATACGTGGCATAATCTGATGCATGGTAAACAATTCATCGTGAAATCTTGCTTTAGGATTAGGATCTGGCCACATGGCAAAGCTATAGTTGTATTTCACACGACAACTCCACCACCAGCATTAGATTTCCAGAATGCCAAGCATACGGCATCACCATAATCAGTAGACCGTCCTAGTCTCTCCCTGATGCTATCTTTCGACTCAAGTACTATCGTGTTGTTCCGTCGTACTTCGTAGTGCGGAGTAGTCAAGTCCAGTGCCAGCTCATCGATAGGAGGCAGCATAATCGACGATCCCCATTCAGGATCTAGCAGTTGCCGTATGTTCCACCACATGGCAGCACGAACATTGTAGAATACCATCTCCTTGGACCTATCCTTCCATATCGTGGGAGCCGACACGGTAATAGGACGCAGTCCAGTAATGCCGTCCTCACGTAGCATATCGTATACCGATGCTCCCAGTCCACCGTCCATTTCAATGTTGATGCTACGTCCTTCGTGTATTGCCGTCACCCTTGCGGCAGTTGCCGTCGTCGAAAGTTTCGAGTATACGTAAATTTTGGAGATGGCGCAGCCTTCTCTGCACGCCAACACGGTTTTGTCGTCGCCTCCTCGTGCTACGTCCACGCCAATTGTTCTCGTGCCATTCGTGCTGCTATCATGCGCAAACTTGCTGTCACGCCACGACTTCCATCGTTCAAATGCAGCACGCACCCACGACAAAGGTATCATGCCTTCCTCTGTCTCATCAGCAAACTCTCCTAACACACGGTTAAGGTATAGCGCACTCGTGGTGCCCCATTGTCGTGCTCTTTGCTTTGCCCATTCTGCACTGATGCGTCCTGCCACGATAGAGTCCTCAAGTGTTACGTGTTTCGTGGTCCAATCCTCGTATCCTGCTTTATGCATGTGTATGTCATAGAATTGTCCATCGGGATTTCCTGGAGTACTGATAGCAAATGCGTATGCTTCATCAGTAACACGAATGTTTGTCGTGGTATCGTGGTCTTTCGTGTTACTACGTAATGGAATGCGTATATCGTGGTCTTTCGTGGGAAGCGCAGTAAGCACGTGCTTGTCGTGGGGATGCGTGGGACGCAGTACGGACGCACTTCCTGACGCACCCTGCTGCCCAAGTATTTGCTTTTTTATAGTATCTACATACGACTTGTACCCTACTGCATCACTCATTAAATCAAGACTTACCGTGCCTTCTTTACTATTATCATGCTCTTCAATACTCCCCTGCATATAGTCTTCTGCTACTACGTCTATTACGTCTTGATTCGTGTCCGAATTGCTTTGCTTATTATCTATTACTTCACTACCGTTATTCGAAATAACTTGCCCTGTAATAGTGCTTATTGTTTCGTGGGATTTACCACGAGTTTTTATTGACTTATCATAAGCCGTTTCAAACATATTCTCATACTTATCTTCTACGTCATCGAAATCTTGATTGCTGTTCTTGATAGAACTTACGTCGATATCGTCTTCGTATTCGTTACCGTCTTCTGAATCAGTTCCTGGATTGTTGATAGAATCCCATGCGCTTGCTATGCTAACTATTGCGTCTTCCTTATGTGCTGTTATTTCTGATGGAATCAATGTTTTTTGGAACAGGTCATGGTCTCCCTTGATAAGACCTATGTCCTCTGT